GAGCGTGCCAGCATTTGTATATTTGATAGAGCCGCCACCAAGACGAACGCTATCAATATGCGGTCCGACAGCAATTGCTGTGATCGCCGCAAACGGGTTAGCTGAGCTTCCCAGGGCAAAGCCGGTAGCATAACCGCCAGTGATCATCTTATCTTGAACAGCTCGCCAGGTCGCCTTGGCTTTTTTGCCAATGAGACGTGCGCGATGCGCTCCAGGGGCAACGCCAACACCGCCAAGCTCGGCGAGAACATCCGTGTCAAGATTGCCAACCAAGCGTCGGAATTTGACGTTGATTACGTCGTCGGTTCCGGAGCTTTCTTCCGAGGTCGTTCCGGAATCAGGGATGAATGCCGTCGAAGGCAGCGTGCCTTCGCGGGTATAGTCGAAAGAGTTGCTTTCAACTGGTTCAATTGCGATTGAAGCAGAAAATGCATCATAGGTAACAACCGATTTGGCAATTCCTGCCATCATCGGGTTAGTGATGCGCTTTAGCGCTTCGGGTAATGTAAAAGCCATGAGTTAAATCCTTTGTGTTTTGTTTGTGTTTATTTGAATTGCCCTGCGAGTTCCCATAATTGGTCAGCGCCTAGTTCACCTATATTTTTTGGAATCGGAGACCCATTGGATGGACGCGTACCTGCTCCCCCTGAGGAGGCAGATGCATAAAAAGGACGCTCGCGCAAAAACTGCTGCGCAATCTTTGCCGGCTCCTCATCCATGAGCTTGCCAAAGGTGGCCTTTATCCGGCCGTCCTCTGTTTGCTCGACGTCTCTTACGGTCGACATCAGAACCTTGAGTGCATCCTCTGCAGCAGGCGCATGGACACCATTAGACAAAAGCGCATCACGAAATGCTCGCGATGTTCTTTCGTTTCGTAGCGTTTCCTGCGCTTGCTTATACTCGTTATCGAGTGATTCCAATCTCTTTTGCAGCTCCAGATTATGGCGCTCTCTCTTTTCAAGATCTTTCATATATTGATGTTGGATCTTTTCCATTTGAGACTTGCCAGCCAGCTCCTTCTCCTCGGATACCGCCTCGAGCTTTCTTTGAAGCTCTTGGAAGGATTCTGGGGCAGGACGGCTTGCAAGCTCTTGCTCGAATCGCTTTCGTTCTTTAGCAACAATACGATTTACATCTTCTTGGCTAAATGAATATCTGGACGATTCACCATTTTGCTGTGCTGCTTCTTGACTAACCAATTCTGTCTTTTCTTCAGGCATGTTGCTCCCCACGGTTTCTTTGGTCTCCGGGTAGACCGTCCCTATGATTTCCGTTTGGCCCATAAGCATAGGTACTCATGGACGGGTAATTGGTGGGATTGGACGCTCGGCGCCATTTAGTCGATGTCATGCGATGATGACTCGCTCGTCATTGCTTGGTTTTAGTTACGAGCTTAGACTTTGGCGGTGCGCCCTCTCCCATAATTTAATCTGTGAGAATGTTTCTCACCTTACGGATATTGCCGGTAGTGGTTAGAACCCTACCCGGCTCGTTATTAAAAATCTTCTGACGTGTTGGCCCAAGAATCTTGAGCTGCTTATCCTTGCTCTGCGATTGAAGCCATTCTTGCCCCGTTTCGATATCAGGGTCTTTCCATGGCGTAGGAGGCGGCTCCTCATCCCTTTTCTCGGCTCTCAGCCTCTTGAAATGGTCGACATCAATGATCGCTATCTGCAAACATTTGTCATTAGGATGCGGCGTCGCAGGAACTTTATCTACCGGGTAACCTCCAGGCCCCAATCCATATAGGTTCTGCTTCGCTAGGATATCACATGGATCTGGAACTTTATGGTCAGGCGATAATCTCCATTCGATACCTTTGACGTATGGCTTATCGCTGATGCTGTCTTGATAGGAATCTTTATAGGCTTCTATCGTTTCGTGACGAGCGATCATCCGAGCATGCTTGCGCATTCGGTCCATCGTCCATTGATTCACAATCTTATCGATTTGGCCGTTCTGCGCTGTCTTTATTTCTTTGAGGAACTGCTCCGTTTGCACGCGTATAGTAAAATCATCGCGTGCGCCTCTTAGCTTCCTGGAATGTCTACCTATTGCCGAGAGTAATGGCTCAGACCCGATTTCTGGAATCGCCTTAGCTTTTTCAGCTATGCGATCGATATATTTGGGTATTCTCAATAAGGGATTGCCAAAATCTCTCAGTAACTCGTCCGCGGTCTTAGCAATGCTTTTGCCGGCCCGGACGGACTGCATAATATCGCCAGCCATCCTTCGGCCGATTTCTTTATGATTGCGCCATAACCTTGAGCTAAGCGAAACGCCATCCCTATAAACTCTTCCGGCTAAACGCGCGGACGCCGCCCTATTAGCATCGGTTACGCTTTTGAATGACTCAGTAAAGGCGTTCTTGAATATTGCCTTAGCCTGGGCCCGAGCCGCATCATTGCCAGTTAGAGCGGCCTTTTTTATCTGTTGCTCGATAAGCGGTATAACGCCGACCACGGCAGCTCGAATCTTATTCTGGATGGGTCCGGTTAGGGGCCTATCACCATGAGAACGAACGATGGCCGCTATTTCGTCAACGAGCGCTTGGTACTTATCGTCTAGGACTTTTTCGTTTAGCTTAATCTTTCCGAGTACGCTTCCGCGATAGCGCCGTATAATATTCTCGCTAAGTTTTCTAGCGTCTTCCGGTGTCACGCATCGGTCCCAGGCGTCGCATCAGGTTGGGGCTGAGTATTTGGATTTTGATTTAGTTCTTGCTCAAGGGCGGCATCGTTGGCTTGGTTTTCGGCTTCCTGGTCAAGCTCATCCTCGATTTGAGACTTGGCCTCATCAGAAAGGTTCGGGATAGCATGCTCCACGATTCTCATCCTGATTGCTTTATCCGCCGTTGGTCCAAGGCCTAGCTGCAAGATGTCAGAGGTGTTCTGGATCTGCTCTGCAATATCCTCCACATCGAAATTAGATGGAGGCGTAATCCTAATGCCTTCCAAAATCTCATCATCAAGGCCAAGCATGGCACCAACCATCCCATCGACTCGTTGCTCGAACTTCGCTTTCTGTTGAGCAAAGGCTGCGATGTCAGCATTGAGCTGCATAAACTGGTAACGCCTAGAGATGCCGCTGAGAGGAACTTGCGAGTTAAGCAAGAAGTCTACGCCAGCCATTCTATATATCTCTGTGACGAGATCTGAATTCCTCGCCCTATAAACTTCGGAAACGCTAGAAGGTGGCGCTAGATAATAATGTTGCTGAGTCGCATCGAGAGGAATGGTGAGGCCATTCTCTGGGCCCACCAATAAACTACCAACCTGCTCGGGATTATTCGTTGCATAGACCAAAGCGGCGGCTTGCTGCTTCATCATATGCTCGTCGAGTTCGCTCGTGCGGCTAAATAATGCTCGCGCAGCCAACGATTCCTGCCCATGCATCGGCGTGCCTTTAATGGGGTCATCAGCGCATGGGCTATAGGGAAGAGTCAGCAGCGGAACTGTTCCAAATTGATGGCCGCCCTCCTCTCTATTGATGAGAGTTTTCTTGCCATCCGTCTCTTCAATCTCAAATATCTGGAATTTATCCGGATACCAGATTGTGTATCTTGAAATCCTGCTAGCTTTGGAAAATGGGCTCTCTCTGTCAAGATAATCAGTTCTGATTTTGCACCAGATGAAATCACCTTCGCTATCGAGTTGATAGTCGATAATATTGGCCGGAAGAAGCGGTATCATCCTTGGCGCAATACCAAGCTCGGCGGCTTGAGCTTTTGTGATGCTGCCAGGGACCGTGGGGACATCGAATAAGACAGGAATCCATCCACAGATGGCCGCTTTGAGGTCCACGGACATCATCAGATCGGCATATCTCAAGCCCTTACCGTTGACATCCTGCCGCCATGAATCCAATTCATCCGGCCTATTTTCAATCTGGAACTCTTTGCTATGAAGGAACGAGAGCTTTAAGTCTGTAATCCCCTGAATATGATTGGGATAATACGACATGTCCCCGCGTGCGTCATATTTTTGCTGATCTTCTCGTGGCAGCCTATCAAGATAGCTTACCCCGGCCACGATGCTGTAGGCAGAGTAATTGCTTACGTCGCGCACCAAACGGTTAACGCCATAGAAGGCATTTGAGTAAATCTCGGCGGCTGGGCCCCAATAACTAGAGGTCGCTTGCTTAATGGCGCCCTGGAAACCCCCGCCTCCAGAATACGCATCAAGGAGCAGCTTATGCCACCGGCGCTCTTTTTCATAATCTGGGCGCGTCGCTTCCAGCTGCTCAATAATGTCTGCCATGCTTTAAAGATTGTGTTTAAATGAATGTATTGGAACCGTTTGAAATGTTCTATATGCATCTGCTAATGCGTCTGTAATATCATCTGGTTTTCCGGGAATCCCGGTAAAACTGACAACCTCCGGGATTGCGTCGTCCGCCCATTCGGCATTCGACGGAATGAGAATCCTTCCCTGTCTCCAGGCAATCGCGACGTCCTGATTCCTAGTAAGCTTGTCAGTGCCAATGGTGCGCTCATCAAGTCGAATGCCACGACGCTTGAGCTGATTGGCAATTTCCTTCTCGATAGAGCTACAAGACCATTGGAATCTTGAACCAGGGAACTTGCCCTGAATCCTTCGCATGTTGGATTCAAACATTTCCAGGGGCTCGCGTCTTACCACGCAATCTTCCCATACATAAACTTTCCCATCCGGATGAGGAATAGACGTTTGCCGAAGCACAACAATGGCTGACCTGTCGGCTTGCTTATCCTTGCTGTAACTAAGGTCGACACCGAGGCCAACGCGGCCAATTTTGGGCCAGTCATCCACATAATGGGGCGCAGTAAATATTTGGCCCTCATCAACAGGAGGTCTTCCTTGATAGAGGCCCTCGAACATAGAGGGAGAGTCTCGCTGAATCTTTTGAAGGCGCTCCAGAGAATGCCGCAATGGCCAAAGCGCTTCTCCGCTATCATTGATGGCCGGAAGAACTATGTTTCTCCAGTCTCCTGGATGCTCATCCAGCATTGTCCCAATAAGGTCATGCCGATGCCACCGAGTATGGGAAATTATTTGGCTCGAACCATTATGCAAGCGAGAATCTGCGACGTCACGCTTCCAATCCATCAGCATTTGCTGATAAGCCGGGCTCATGGATTGCTGGCGATTCTTATAAGGGTCATCAATAATCTGGATATCTACTGGCTGCCCAGTAAGCGGCCCGCCAACGCCAGTTGCGATTAGGCCGCCGCCCATCTTGGTAGCCCATTGCTCTTTAGAGCGAGTATCGGGCTCTAACTCTACACCCTCTTGCTCGGCCCACTTTCTAAATCGAGATGACTTGGCCCACGCTAGATGAGCTTCATAGGTAATATAAGCAAACCTTGTTTCGGGGGCCTGCTTCAAAATCCAAACAATGGCAGAGCCAATCGTATCAGTCTTGCCATGCTGAGGAGGCGCATGAATAAGAGCCCTAATAGGCTCCTTTCTGGCACGCTCTAGGCAATCAATAATTGGAGCGAGATGTTTGGGCCGCTCATACCTTGGATTAATGCGAACAACGAAATCTAAAAGACTAACGTCGGCCGCGGAAATATTACTGGATAGCCGGCTCTGTTTCTGAGCTATCCATTTGTTCCAAGGTATCCCCTTGGACCTTAGCAAGCGCTGAGAGTAGTTCTGCGTATCCATCTCTTGTCATATGCGGCTCTACCGCGTCAAGAAGTCCCTGAATAGCACCATCTAGCTGAATCTTCAGCATGTCTTTGCGGCCAAACTCATCAGGCAAGCTTCGCTCCAATAACCAAGCTCCAGCTCGCCAATCCCGGTCTTTGGTCGCGGCCACAAGAATACTAGATTCTAAGATTGCATACCGATTGGCGGTGACCTTGCTAATCTCTCGCACGAAGTCCGCAAGCTCGGTCTTCTTATTATCCCTTATGTCCTGTTCTCCCTGGCGATGCCATCTGCGGAACGTGTCCCGATGAATCCCAGCAAGCTCAGCCGCTCTCACAAGACCCGTAGTTTTTAGTGCCTCCAAAATTCGCTTGGACGTCTCTTCTGTAAATTTCGCCATATGCTGTATAAGGTTCGCGCGCGCATAAGCCGAACGCGTCTAGCCTATTTGGATGATTCTAATTCCTGAATTCTCATAAATGCGAGATTGAGTTGCTCTTGCAACTTCTGGCAATTCTCGCAAGCCTTGAACTCTTTATTCTCTGAAGATTCGATAGGTCCAAAATCCGGAATCTCTTTGGCCATGTTTTCAAGGAACTGAGCATCGAAGCCCAAGTCATCATTCTCTTCTAGAGTAAACTCTTCTAGCTGCTTAGCTAGTAACGCTAGATCCCACTCGGCTATTTCCCCAAGCCTATTATCGGACAGAGACATGGCCTGGGCACGCTTGTCATCGACATCAAGGATGCGAACTGGGACTCTTTTTAGGCCAAGCTCTTTGGCCGCAATCAGCCTAGTATGCCCTGCAATTACCCGATTGGTTCGTTTCTGAATGATAATAGGAGCGCCGAATCCTATTTTGGATATGGCCTTGCCGAGCCTTTTAGCGGCATATGCGTTTTTACGCGGATTCTTTTTATTCGGCACAAGAACCGATATTTCCGCCGTCTGGCACCCAGATTCATCAATTTCTTTTTGAATCTCGGAAACCTTCATGCGCTAGGCTCTTGTTTGTCCTTTATTTGGGACATGATTTCTGCAGCATCTGAGCGTACCAGCTGGATCTCTCGATCTAAGGCCCTCATGGATTCTCCGAGCAAGCGCAATTTATTAATATAATCCTCGTAGAGGACGTCGCGTTGATACCGAATTATGAATCCGTTTGAATACTGCTTTTCTAAATCCGCCACATGATGCTCATACGCCTTTTCTTGTAGCTCTAGCAGGTCTCTTTTATCGATAAGCTCACCAAGGTGCCTATCTAGGTCCCTGAGCCTCTTTGCTTCTGAATCTTGCTTCATGTATGGCGATCATACTGGAACAAATACATCGACGATTTCATCTTCGGTGTACCTTATTTTACCGCTAAACTCCGCAGAGCCCTGCTGCCGCCATCTACCAGCAGATTCCCGAGTTCCATCGCCGACAATAGTCGTATAACTAATCATGCCACCAGAGAAGGTAGCGTTGACAATAACATCCGCTTCGTCGGTTCCAATTTTCTCGAATCGCATCTTAACTGTACCCGTATCAGGGGTGACGGTCTCAAGTTGCCCGTCGCGGTACATCGGCAATTTAATCAGATCACCTTTTTGTCCGACCCACATTTTCCCTCTAATCTGCGCTGCAGTAAGAATAGGCAAAGCAATTTTGGCTATTTCCTCGATAAGATTATTAACAATTGGCTCTAACGCCGATACGTCAACAGCGCCAAGCGCCGCTCCGGCTGTGCCCGCTGTTACATAGTTTGACAGAACCGCATTCCATACTGCGTCCCGGATAGCGTTTATGTCTGCCCCTCCGCCGGAAATCGTATTGAATAGTATTAATAAGTTTTTTACCTGGCCAGCATTCGTTGTTCCCCAGGTCGTATGGAATTGATCTGTAATCGCCGCATCTAAGTCCGTAAGAGAATTGTTCAAATCATTCTGCGAATTGCCGATACTTGTAAGGCTCGAATATACAGATCCAAACGCTGGCGCTCCAGCCACCGGCGCCAATTTTAATGAATCCGCTATGCTCTGCTGAGCAATACTAACAATCCCGGTCGATGGAGCAATGCTGAGATCGCCAAAATTACCAGGAAGTCCGCCGACCTGAAGATAATCCGGCCCCCACTCTTTTACCGATGCTCCTGCGGCCGTTGTCCTCGCATTTATCTCGCATAGAATATTATTGACATTGGACGTGAAGGCGTAATCGTATGCGCCGGGCTCATTGGATGAGCTGATTTCGGTTGGGTTTACCGTCGCGAATGAAGCTCCAAACGCCGATCCGGACCAGTAGTTCCCGTTGGCCGTATTGCGAATGGATATAGCAATATTCGCAGATTGACCGGTAATCGGCGAGCCCGAGGCGTCTACAAGCTTAACGCCGATACGCTCGGTCGCGCCGTTTTGGATAAGAGTTTTAGACACATTAATTATGCACTAGCTTCGATTTGTTCAGATTTACCATTAGACGGAGCAATGATAGATGTTTCTTCAATCTTCTGCGCGTCAGCGCGAAGCGCATCGACAATCGGTTGCACTTCCTTCATTGCAAGCTGCTGAATAGTCATAAGCGCAGCATTCAAATATTTTTCATCTACTGAGTATCTAGCCATGGCAATACCTCTCCTGTTTCTTCGATTAATTCTTGGTTGCAACGCTCAACTTCATCGGCCAGACGCAAAATACATTGCTCTCCGATCCTGTATAAAGAATCGCCATCGCCCACCTCGGGGTTCGTTACATATCTGGGTTCTTGTTGATATACTAGATTCAAATCCTTGTCGTAGATATCAAGCGCCATGGTTGACCCTGGAGCGGTAAAATTAGACCAAGGCTCAAAGATGAATGGGCTACGGGCATTAGTAACCCTAAGCGCTTCACACCATTGGGTATTGACGAAGGCGACCGAAGAGCCAGCAACAAAAGACCTGGCAACGCGCGCATCATATGGAATATTTTTAAGTGCTTCTAGATATTTATCTGGATCAAGATTTTGCTTATTAATGGCATCAATCTCTTGCATTAATGAAATAGAAAATCTTCTGAACCGGCTATGGACAGCGGCGCCGTCCGACAGGTCCGCCCCTCTTATCAGCTCAGGACGCCAATTCTTGAGAACTGTGTCGCCATCCATCAAATCAAGCGATATTTGGATCCCATGCTCTGTATAATTAGGCCAAGCTTCCCAATGATACCCAGTATTGTCGTTGCACCAATGAATATGACAACAGGAATCTCGACCAGACTGTCTATAGGGGATTCCCTTCATCGAGCCATCGGCACGGCTGCTACCCATGGAAACATGCTCACCGTCGAAAAGCTCTCCGGCGAAATCAATCGCCGTAACCTTGAACAACATCTCATCATAAAGCGTCATGATGTTGGCTCAACTTTCAGAATTGACTGAGATTGAACCGTTGTCGCGCTAGCGCTTGAAGTATTTTGCGCCCAAATGAAGCTAAGATTTCCCGCGGTAGAAGACGTTGTTATTGTTCCTTGGACAATTATACAATTGTTGGCGCCTGTTGTCGTGCTCCACGTAATCGTAGCAGCAGAAGTGACAAAAATATCGTTGCTCTTGTTCGTGGAACCGCTTTCCATGGCTGAGCCAAGAATTTTCGCGGTTGCACCAGAAGGCCAAGAAAATCCATATTTAATGTCCGGCGCCGTGTTCGCCGTAAAAAAGATTGAACCTGTAATGTTGTATGATTTGTTTGCGGCAAGCGCTACCACTAAAGCAGAGTCGGCGGCTGCCGTAGTATCTGTTGTTTTGGTCTGATCGCTGGCCTTGATCGCAATGATAGCTTCCGATATCAGGTTGCCATCGGTATCCGCAGTCGGAGCTGCCAGCGCATTCGATGTCGCGCTACGCATCGATCGCCAACGACCATTTGCGTCCGGCCATAGCGCTGTCGTGAAATTCGCTACGCCAGAAGCTGCATGGTCGGCTGATAGCCCGCCGCCGCTGTTCTCCATGTGCATAATGCCGGGAGAAAACTGGGGAGATCCGTACAGCCAAGACTCGTTCGTCCTTCCGGCGTTAGCCGTCCCACTGAGAACGCCAGCCGTATCGGATGAAGCCGAAGAAAGCGTAAGTATCTGACCATTATTAAATTTAATTACAGATCCGACTCTGGACAAAAAGTTCGTACCGGTGCCAGAAATCGTATTCACGCCGTTCGTGGTCGATACCGTTCCCGCACCCGATGCTAATAGCGCGTATGCTCCGCCACCATAGAAAATAGTCTTCTTGGCCAATGGTATGGTGGCAGCGCCATGACTAAAATCCGTCTTACCAAAGACAACGTGGTTGCTGCCGGATTTATCGCCAAGGCTAAAGAGCTTCGCCCCTGACGTCAGCGCGCTCAGCGTCGAGTTCATGAAGACGCCGAACCCGGTGCCGCTGGTGAGATTCGGCACGCTTACAACAAGTCCCATGTCACCGGTTGTTTTTGACTCTATAACGAGGGCGGTTCCGTCGCCGGAATTTTCAATTTTTACGATTCCGCTGTCGCCGCCAAATGTCTGATATGTTGGCAGGTCTCCGGTAATAGTAAGAAGATGCGAGCCGTCGCTTCCGTCGCTCAGACCTGGAAGAATAAACTTTTGCCTGCCCTCAAAAAACCCGCCATCTCGATAGATTACCTGCGGAGATACCGTGCCTGCAACCATTGCGCCGAGTAGATGATAGCCCGCATCCCTCGTGCTCGTACTATTGTCAGCGGTACCCGTCCACGCAAAACCTTTACCCCATGCGCCAGTGCAAAGCGATGTGGCTTTGGCCTTTTGCTCAAATTGAATTCCCCAAACATAATACGTGACTGGGTTTGTCGCGTCGTTGCTCGCTATCCACAAATCAGTTGCTGTATCAGAAGCGCCAGTCGTAAATCTGTATTCATATCTCTTCCATGCGGAAGTAGATTTTTGACAGGTAAATACTTCACCGACTGCGACCGAGTTATTGCCATCGCTTACAACCTTAAGCGCCTCTAGCCCTGCGTTGCCCAATATCCAAAACGAAAATGTATACGCGGTGCTAGGCGAAACTGTTATCCCGGACCATATTACTCCCTGATTAACGGCAGCAGGTGAGACTATAACCTTGAGGCATGCCGTTGCACTGAATGGCGCAGACGGGCTCGATGTTATCCTGGATATGGTCGCATTCGCGCCGAGAGCGGCTGCACCGGTCGTCGCAGTCTCAAAGCGCGGATTAACGAGGAGATTCGTGGTCGCCTCATCAAAAACTTCATAATACGGAACGCCCGCCGGAAGAGAGGCCGGGATATGGCTAAACATCCCAGTGACTTGCTGGCCGCTTGTGCTCGTTCTTCCGCCAAGGGCGACGTATTTATTTAGGAAGACATTGGCCTCCCCGGATGGAGAACTCGTTACCAGCCCCGAGACATCAGAATCTTGAAAATCAAGCGTAGCGCATGCGGTATCAACGTCAGCGTCATCCTTCTGAACAATAAGCGCGCTTCCGCCGGCAACGGTTGCCCATGTCAGGCCACCTGTAGCATCAGTTTTTAGATATCCATTCGTAACAATGCTTGGGGGTAGCGTATAGGTAAGATCGGCTGCCTGAGCCTGAGCCTTGAATGCGGTATAGTTTGAGCCTGATGCGGACGGTTCTCGGAAACGAAGCTCGGAAGCGGTTCCTGTATTGTCGAGAAGAATATTGCCAAATAGACTTGGCGAAGTTCCAAAAACTAAAGCACCGGTTCCTGTTTCATCAGTAACTGCGCTGATGAGATTAGCGGACGATGGCGTAGCTAGGAAGGTCGCAACTCCAGTTCCAAGGCCGCTTATCCCAGTACTAACCGGCAATCCAGTGCAACTGGTTAGCGTTCCTGAGGTTGGCGTACCAAGCGCCGGCGTAACAAGCGTGGGACTCGTGGCAAAAACAAGAGCGCCGCTGCCGGTCTCATCAGTCACGGCAGCGATTAGATTAGCGCTACTCGGGGTCGCTAAAAACGTGGCTACGCCCGTCCCAAGACCAGAAATACCAGTGCTAACCGGAAGACCCGTGCAATTTGTAAGCGTGCCTGACGTCGGCGTGCCGAGAAGCGGCGTCACCAGTGTTGGGCTTGTCGCAAATACACAGGCCCCGGTCCCTGTTTCATCGGTCATCGCAGAGATGAGATTCGCCGAAGATGGGGTCGCTAAAAACGTAGCAACGTTTGCCGCTAACCCACTCACGCCTGTGCTAATCGGCAATCCAGTGCAGTTCGTCAGTGTCCCAGAAGAAGGCGTGCCAAGAACTGGAGTAGTTAGCGTCGGAGATGTGAGGGTCTTATTAGTAAGAGTCTGGCTGCCAGTGAGAGTAACAACCGTTGAATCAATCGCGAACTGAGAGCCAGTTAGTGTTAGCCCGGTTCCTGCGGTATAAGTGCCGGCTCCAGAAAACTGGGCCCATGTAATGGATGTGGTATTTAATGTCCCGCCGGCATCTGCAGTACAAACCCAGCCAGTATCGGCATTGGCTGTGCCCGTCTCAACAAAAACAAATGCGCCCGGGACTTCTCCCCAGATATCCATATCCGTAGCGCGGGTCGGGGCACCAGAAGAATTTACAGTATAGATGCCATTTTCAGATGCAGAAGACTGATTCTTGATGAGTATTCTATCGCCAGTCGATAATGTAATCCCATCAATTATGGACGCGTTCTGAAATGAACTTGCGAGTGTTCCCGAGGTAGTTGTTGCTGCTCGGACTGAGCCCTTTGCATCGAGGCCTTGGGCAACGCTATCAACATAATTTTTGGTGGCCGCGTCCTGGGCGGCGGCGGGGTCTAAAAGACTGGTAATCCTCTGGCTGTTCCAAGATACGCTTGCTGTCGGAGCAGCGAGCTGATCATGGCGCGTCGCAAGAACGTACGCAGTTGTCGCAACCTGAGTAGTATTGGTGCCATTGGCAGCAGTAGGAGCCGTCGGCGTGCCGGTCAAAGCCGGGCTTGACGCGAAGACGAGGGAGCCCGTCCCCGTCTCATCTGTAACCGCAGAAATAAGATTTGCGCTGCTGGGTGTTCCCAGAAATGTCGCTATGCCAGCCGCGAGGCCGCTTACCCCAGTGCTTATCGGTAACCCCGTGCAACTTGTTAATGTTCCAGCGCTCGGTGTCCCAATATTTGGAGTCACCAGTACAGGAGAAGTAGCGAAAACAAAAGTATCGCCTGTGCCCGTCGTCGTCCCGCAATTCGCAGCAACAAGTTTATCGGACTCGATCGCAGTGCCTGCGTTATTAACATTAAGAACTGTGTTGGCCGCGCCGAGAGTCGATAGCCCAGTGCCTCCCTTGGTAGCGCCAAGAGTCCCGCCGATATTATTAAGTGTAAAGTTTGCTTCGACTGCATCGAAGCTTGGGTCTCCAGCAGACCCTGTGGGATTTGAAATCGATATTTTTGTAGAACCGGCCTGAAGCGTTCTTGCGGCAAACGCATTAGCGCCAGTTCTCGAAAGCATTCCAGCGGTCGCCGCTAGATTCGCAATCGCATCAACATCACCATCGCTCGTAAGCGTCGTGGTCGAGCCAGCCCCGGATGCAGTATATGCGGCTCCAACAAAATTGAGAGTCGTGACTGTGCTTGAAAGAGTAGAGCCCTCTTCCTGGGTCGTAATCGTCGCACTTCCGGAACCGGGGATTGTAACAGTAATTGCAGGGCCGCCGGTCGCAGTAACGCCGGCGCCAACAAAATTAAATGAAGTGACGGCAGAAGTTAAACTGCTTCCCTCATCAGAAACTCCAATGGAGCCCGAGGCAGTCGAAGCAATCGAAATATCCTGACCGGACTGCGTCAGCGTTATGTTAGAGCCAGCAGTAAGAGTCGCATCGCCAGTAATCTGAGCCGAACCGCTCTTGGCAATTGATGTTACGCGTTTGCCAGCGCTATCGGTTAGTTTCATCTGAACAGGCGATTAAATATTATTTTCCTGGTTCATCAGGCGTCGTCGCAGAATCCGTAGGCGCAGCATCGCTAGTCACAGGAGCCGTTACGGCCGCAGGAGAAACCGCATCTTTGACGCAACTCGCCTTAGCGGCGGCGAAAGCGCCGGCGGCTCCCGCCAAAACTACAGTAATGATCGTCTTCTTATCTGGCATTTTAAAACTCATAGTCGCTCCTTAAAGAGAAACCCCAGCCAAGGGATTGGACTGGGGTTTCGGTTTGCGGTATCAGTAATGGGCTAGATCATTCCTAAGCATAGGATGACCAGCTTACTAATTTTTACCCTTAAATTTTGGAGTCCACAAGGGTAATCAAATACGATATAATAGATTGTTGTGGACTTTGTGGCTAGGGCCTCCGACGGATAGGCATAATAGCCATCCTCTTTTTCTTAATCGCCTCCGCCTCATCTGCAGGAATGCGCCATGCGGAGCCCAGTGTCCGCCATGCCGTTCTAAACTTTTTCCTTTCGCACCAACGTCGAACAGTTTCCTTATCCACTCCAAACATCTGAGCTACTTCGCCGGTCGTTAGTGGCCTTGGGTATTCTTGCAACATCACGCGTTCTCCTTCGTTCTTCCGGGATAAACCCACGCGGTCTCAAATACTGATATACCATCAATCTTCCTCTTTTGGCTGTCGATAAAACTTCATTTTCGCTCATAGCAAAAACCTCGCCCAAAATCTTAGATGGCACAGGCTCCCGACGAACAGATCTCATTTTCTTCGATAATACTCGTTTACCAACCGTACGGGCTAAAGTAATGATTTGTTTTTCTACCGAGCCAATGCTCGACAATGCTCGCTCAACCTCCACATGGTCTTCGGCGGCCCGTATGGTAGCCGTAGATTGTCCGGCGTTTGTGGTGCGAATTAGGGCCCCTACTATGCCAAGCTGTGAAAGCGTCTCGCTAACGCTCTTGGTAGGATAGCCTGATGAGGATAAATCGATGAACCATTCGAGAGCCGAGGCTACATTCGGCCACCTAAACTCCCGCTGGATTCTTTTGCCGTCTTTCCAAGGATTATCGCTAGGCATCCGCTCTATATCAAGGAATCCACGGCACGTCTCACAACGATGGCAACTGCAGCGCAAAGCACTAATAACACGCTGCTTTATAAAGGGGAATCCGGTCTTTTCATCTATGAGCGGCCTCGCATCAATCCCCGAAAAAACCTCACGCCAATCGATTACAGGCCTAGGGACAAAAGGGACATTAGCGACAAAACAGCTATTCGGAATCTCCGAACTGCTCAATCTCGCGCAAAGAATCCTGGAGCAATCCTTACAGGTTACATTCTCATGAATCTGAGCAACCACCGGGACAAGCCAGCCACATAGAGCTTTGTAAAGAACATCGCCGGGCTGCTTGCCCTCAGCCCAATGCAGCTTCGCCATCTTGCCTCCACCTTCTTTCAAAAGACTCAGCCTGAATTTCAAATGAAAGCCACTCATCAAAAGCAATGCAAGCTATCTTCAACGAGCGCTGCTGCATCTCTCGCCAAACGCATGTGAAACTTTCGTTGCCGTTATCATCCGAAATCCCTTTTTCGTAGCACTGCCTCATAAGAGACAAAAACTTTTCGAAGTCCTCGTTCATAATACATCCAGCAGAAGAAGTCTTCTGCTTCTCTCCGCAAGCTCGGAAAACTTCTCAGTTCTTCGAACGGTAATTTCGGCCCTTGGATTAGGTTGATTCAACAATACGGTACCAGAAACAGATTTAACTTTCGCATCATTAGTAAAAATAATGGGCTGCATGCCGTCTAAGCAAGTCTTAATAATATTATCAGTGTCCCGAAGTCTTCCATCCGGCATAAATGCAACTATATTGACCGCGTATTCGGCGTCTCTCTGCCACGTGACCCCGGTCTCCGCTTGAAATTGGGAAACAGCCAAGCCGGAAACGGTGCGGACTAGCGTTTCATAATTTCTGGTCTCATTTGGCGTATACCAGCTAAACGCCCCTTTTCTAGGGCGTTGCTTGGGCTGTGCAATGCCGAACACCACGATTGAAATAGTTGCGTGGCGCACTCTAGTTGGAAGCGTAACTATAACTGATTGACTAGGCTGCACGCGACGCCTCTAGAGGAGCAATGCTTCTGAAAATGGACACCTCTACCCTTGGCTCGTGACTCTCAAATTGGATACTAGCACTGACCTCGCGGCTATTTCTTTTAGCGCTATAAAACAAATCTAAATTTGTACGGTTGATACATTCCATAATCTCGCTCATCTCCGCGCTCGTCTTATGCGGTCGAAATATTCTGATTGAGACGCAGTAATGTCCGAGCCAAGGCCAGTCAATGCCGAAGGCGTTTTTGTATTTAACGAGCGCCTCAAGCGCATCAAGCCTGACGCGTTCTTCATACTCAACCGCCCATTTCGGGATTTGTGTATCTTTGCCAAGGTGGTTTGCACAAATTCGTTTTGCACGAACAGACGCGACACTGGGCCAGCCTTTAACGGTATAGGCAATAAATCTTGGTCTTTTGAATATATCGTTTTCATTTTCCGTCCCCCGCATATATTTTCTTGATGAAATCACTCAAGCAGGCCCTCTGCCCAAGAAGCATGATTGTAATGGTTTCCTCCTTGGTTTTGCCAGGGAAAAATCCATGGTCTGTGCGATAACAATGGCAAGCCCTGCAGAGCGGGTGAGTAAATGTATCGTTGCACTTCTGACCCATGCCGCGCGGTCCCCAATGGTCAGGGTCGCTTGGGGCATCTCTTCCGCAGTTGCAACATGGATATTGCCGCACATGCTCAAGATAGGCCCTGCTCCTAAACTTTGTCTCCTTCAGAAACATAACGCCGTAGTTGAAATCTTCCAGTTATCCGCGAACGGAATCCTGTAATATTGAAAAGTACTAAGGAAATAATTCATTCGCTGATGCTGCGTATAAAGCGGAATGTCGAATTAACTTGACACGCTTTTTTGGCTGACAAGAATCGCTTCTATAGGTTCATAAGGGAGGAACCTTGTGACGACCGTATAAAGGTTGAGTTGTTGGAATGCAACAACGAATCCGAAGAAGAGGAAAGCATGCAAACTGAGGCTTTACGCTTAGACCTCGTTAGCCTTGTTGCCTTGGATTCTTGTATTATCCCGAGTCTTTTTAAATCTGCTATCCGGGCGCTTGCAGTTTGATGTGTGAGGTTCAAGGCAATCTCTAATTCATCACAGGTTGCTCCATAATTGCCCTTAGAGTGCAGGAATTGAATTATTTTAGTTCTGTCCGAGCCGGCTCTGCTCCGTGAGGACTCAGCGGCTTCTCTAGAGGTCGCACTCTGTTTTTGATATGGAAGTGGCACACCGGGCAATAGCGGCCTTCCCTTCTCATAACATTCAAGAGCTAGGTCGCTATAATAACCCATGGGAGCCTCCTATTTTTTGGGAGGGCGCAGGCTTTTTTTCGAACCCAGATAAAGCTCATCCATTGAGATTCCGAATGACTTGGCCATTTTATGGAAGTTATGAACCCCGGGGTCCTCTATCTTGCCCGTCTCGTACTTCCATACCGTCTCAGCGCCAATCCCAGTTTCAATAGAAAACGCCCTCATGGTCTTCTTCGCCCCAACCCTCAGCCGTTTGATTCGTTCACCCAGTAAAGCCATACCATTGCTTATAGGCAATCGCTGACCAGATGTCAAGACCTTTAGCGGGCAACCACAATTAACCCCCTTTTTACGCCTATAAAATAAATTGATTTATTACTTGACGCAATGGCCGATAGGCAATACATTGTTATCCATGGAACACAAGAACGATCCAATCAAGCAAGAGGCGGCTCAGATTATTAATGCGATCAAACGACAAGGGTCAATCGATTTTGCATTGGGGCAGGCCGAGGCGTGCAATTATCTAATCAAAGCCTTTGTACAAAAGCAGGACTTTGACTCGGTAAAGATTGTGTCTGATTACGCCTCATCGATTGAAGTAAGCACGGGGGAGAAATGACTACAATGCTACGTCTTGTTAGAAAGCCTCATCCTGCGCTGTTCATGATCGAAAGAGCCCTTGAATGGGAAGCGCTCGCTGAAAATTGTAAGGGCGAGCAGCGGGCAGAATATTTGGGTAGGGCGAGGGCTGCGTATATCATTGCTCAAGAGACGGGTATGATGCCGACCTGTCATGATTGCAATGGCTCGGGCATCAATGAATGTTTTGGATGTGAAGGGGACGGTAAGATAGCGAATAAGGAATACGAATGGGCCACGTGCGGAAATTGTTTCGGACGCGGTCGAAGGGTTTGCGAATGTCTAATGGGAGGTTTCTAATGGGAAAAGAAGCAATGACTCTGAGATACAGTGCAAAGGAACAGGCCGCATACGAAATGAAGATGCTAGCCAAGAGAAGGATTCAAGATATCGAGGGTCATGAGGGTAGACGACCAACGGCAGAAGATATTGTTGAGTTAATCGACCAATACATGCATACTATCATGTCAGACCGACAGATTCTCGGTCTAGAAAGCATCAGGCCATGACTGAAGTTTTCGAAATGCCAGCGAACGCTGGCCGCTCACAAAGCATCATCAAGCTGGCGGGAGCGTTGGTGAAAGCTCAATCACAAATGGAACCCGCTTCCAAGAGAGCGGAGAATAAGCAGTTCATGAAGGACGGCAAGGGCTCGACTTACGCAGACCTTAGTAGCTGCTGGGATGCAGTACGCGAGCCGCTCACAAAAAATGGGTTATCGGTTGTTCAGCTCGCCGAATCAAACGATGGAACGTTTGTAACGGTTGAAACGATATTGCTGCATGAATCTGGTGAATTTATTAGCGGCAGACTTACTATGCGGCCAACCGTTCAATCTCCACAGGGCATAGGCTCTGCGATTACCTATGCGAGAAGGTATGGATTGACGGCTATTGTCGGACTTACGCAGCATGATGATGATGGCAACGCAGCATCTGAAAAGTCGGAGCCAGCAAAGCCCACGAAACAGAAAGCCTTGGAGCAGTCGCCCGGTCCATCTCCTGCCCTTAGGAAGGCCCTTGAATTCGAGATAAGGGTCTCTAAAGACTTGATTGCAATGGCAGAAGGGCGCGGCGAGCTAAACCTCGAGCAGTGGTTAGACGCCTATGCGCCAGAATATTCAGTGACCTGTGAAAACGACGAAGCGGTTGAGGGCCCGGGCAAGAGGGTTTGGGAACTCTTGAGAAAGTCTGCGGAAGCGGAGAATATTCCGAAGGCAACTCTTAGAGAAATGTATACGAAAAGAAGAAAGGCAATCTAATGCAAATGAACGATTTCGATTGGTTTCTGATTACTCACTATACGATCGCGTTTGTAGTTATAAGCTACTTTGCCGTTCGTGCGCAGAGGGCAGAGGCTGAACTCGAGCATAGAAAGAACAGGCGTCTATGAGCGGGAAAGCGCCAGATTATACAATTCAGATTGGTCTTGAGGATGCGAAATATCCTCGACGGGTTGGCATCGCATATGCTGGAGAGAGCGGTCGCATCGCGCTCAAGCTCGATCCGGGAATCTCAATTCATAACGCGTATAAGGTCGAGATTCGATTGGTTCCTTACGTTGCCAGAACGAAACCGGAAAATTTATTCGGGGATGAATAATGGACTTCTCATATAATTCACCAAGGTATTTCTTCGAACTGACGCTTGTTCAATTGCTACTGCAAACGCTTATCGGCGGCTTGTTGATATCGTCTGAGCCTAGCTATTGGCAAATAAGCCTGGCACTCATGCTTCTTGCATCATTGATGCTGTCAGCAATAAGTTCATGGGCTTATTATAGAGGAAATCTTGACCAAGAAGTTATCGTGCATGGACGCGCAATAGATATAAGTGATATCGTTCGTTGGCAAGAGCGGCGCCATCTCAAAATGGCGTCTAGCCTACAGAAAGCAAACTGGGTTTTTATAGGCAGCGGATTTATTTTGAGGCTGGTGATGCCATGACAACCGGAAACACGGTTATTGCCGGCGTAGCGGCCGCTGTGATTACGGCAGCGGCGATGCCGAGTCAGCATGCAGAAATGAGGCGACAAGAGGCGCCCCGCCGACGTATTGTTGAGGGGCGGTGTAACATTGAGTTGTCGGAAAACTTCAAGCGCAACCGCGGGAAGTCTAGGCATGTGAGTCTTTACGGTTCGTTGCCGAAAACATCGGACGGATTGCCGTATTCTGCGGTTTGGTTATGCGATCATGAGCGGTTTGATGGATCTAAAGATGAGATGGTGCCCAAATGCGTTCTGTCCAGCAATCAAATGCAGGAGCGCCAAGACGGCGGTTATTTAGTTTGGTGCGGGTTCAAAGATGTAACTGCGAATATCGGTTCATACCGATGGAAGAAAATAAGAGGCGTGCTGTGAATGAAACGATAGAACAAGAACATAAAGAACGACAACGACAAAACGTGATGTGGTTCAAAGACGGAAGCGCGATTGTGCCCCTGGATGATGGCGCGTTTCATGTGCGTGAAAGGACGGAGACATCTAGGCAACGGGAATTTGAGAGGTTATGCGTAATGGATAGGCGCAATTATTTTTTGAAGAGTCGCAATCGTTGGGCGTTTTGGCGGAGATTTCTATGGAACTACGCATAAGTAACATCGCCATGATTATCATTATCTGTATATCCATCACAGGATGCGGTCACAAATCCGTACCTGCTCAAAGCCTGCCATCAGAAGCCAAAAGCTACCCATGCAAATATACCGATGAGCAGCGCATTGTTTCTGAATATCATGGAAGTCTCCCGCTTGTTCCGGTAGATGGTTCGCCGCTTGCCAACGGCGATCATAGGGTGGCCAGGGGATGGCGAACGCTTGTGACGAAGCGCGTGGAGTATTTTGCGATTGTGGAATGGCCCAATATTGACCGGGAGAATCCGCCTAAGATTTGGGTTTGCTTCCGTTCTCAGATTTCTGGACTGTACTGCGGGGGCCCACGCCCGTATATAGAAAACGGCAAGATGGATGAGTCGTGCGAGCGCGTGAGAAAAGTGCGTTATAATGGCATGCAGATGCGAATATCGTGCGGACAATACGAAATTTCAGGTTACGACAAGACACAAAGCGAAGTTTTTGCGGAAGCTATGGTAATGTGATGGCCGATGAATCGCTTAGGAACATTGCGGAAAAACTTCGGGCAATCTTCGTAGATTGCAAACAATTGAAGAATCCTTTTCAAATGCAAATACGGTCTAGGACGCCAAAGACGCCATTAAAACATGAGTCTTAGCGTCGAACATCGTCAGCCAAGAACCGTTCAGCGCATCGCATGGGTTACTGTTCCGCGCAATACGTTGGCCGTTTATTCCAAAGAAACCAAAGAAATGCAGAGGTTATCCAAACATGCTGGCGCCTTACATATCGATCTTGACTCTCCTGATATTGTAGTTTTTCAGCACCATAGCGACGACGAAGTCTATCGCTGCATTTTCTATATGAAGAGCATGGAAGCCAGCTCGTTTTATATATTTTGCGATGACGGTAAAACGCTAGAGGCAACGGTCTGATGGATTCATCTTTTGCATACCCAGAGGTTCAGCAGCTATGCGACCAGCTGGCCAAGGAATTAACGCGTATTTTTAGGGATCGAGAGGACGCCTCCTATCGTTATGGTCATTTGTCCGGAGCGCAGGCGACCGTTTCATATTTGAAAAGTTTGAATTATGCGGCCACAAAAGATTGCTCTCTGGGACCATATACCGATGCGATAAAAGCGTTAGCAGATGAGAAAGAATTTAAACCATGAATTCGCTTTTTCTTAAATAATCCCTCTGCGCGACCATTAACTGGGTTCCTGTGGTTCCTGGGCATGCCGGCTTAACCTTGCCGCCATGTTTGTCTGCATCGCAATGACCGAAAAACATTGACGCGTCGCTAATTTTGTATTCTGCCATTAAATGCGGAATCAAAAAGCTTAGACACGTCTGATGGTTTACGCTTACCGGCATCGTTGTTGTATTCCCTTGGTATACGACTCCCACGTTCATCGCGTTGATTCCTTGGCAGTTGCTTCCTATCTCTGCATCCCTAAGCCCACGATATACCGCTCGGTATCCATCAATAATGTCTTCGTACCGTGGTATCCAAAAATGATAAGCTATCGAGCGAAAGCCACGTCCCTTGAATGCGACGTGCGGCTTGCCGTCGCTTCCGATGACCGTAGTTTTTTCTTCGGGGCGGATGCAAAACGCGGCGCAGTTTATCAATTCCTGGAAGCCGTCCTTCGCTAAGTTGGAGCTGTCGCTATGATGCAAGGTTATCATCTTGATATTTGATTTCGGGCGAATGCTTGGCGGCTTATTTGGTAGCCTTGGAAGCAGGTCGCATACGTCATAAATGGCGACGCCCGGCCCAGAGACAGATGGTTCCAATAGTACGGCTTCGCGTCGCGAAGAATGGATTTTATGATCTGGCATAAGTCTCCTTAAGCAAAAAAAAGACCCCCACCTTTCAAAACGGGAGTAAAGAAAGATGGGGGCAGGCCTTGGAGGATTTCCTAGGCAAAGCGTTATGTTTTAGTGGGCAGCAACGGCAACAATACCAGCGCCAATTCCGGCGCCTACGACAGCGCCTCCAATCGCGAATAGTATCTTGCGACGACGCTCTCGCCTATAGTCATGATAAATTGACTCGGCTCGCTGATGTTCAAGCTCAGTGAGCCTTTCAGCGTCAGCAATCGATGCGTCGCTCTTGGTGAGCGCAAGCTTCAATAGACGATTTTCTTGGTCATGCTCAGACACCGAGGATTCAAGCAAAGTAACGCGCTCCCTAAGAATAACCGTTTCAGGACTAATATTTACCGGGTCTATGCCAGTAGATGTCTGAGTGGCCGCCTTGGCCTGCTGCAAAGCATGCTGATTAGCGGACAGTTTCTTTTCAAGGCTCTCGATAACATGCCTATGCTGAAGAGATTCGTCGACGAGCTTCTCTCGAAAGCTCTTGTCCGTATCGAGTTTATTTAGAAGTTTTAGTTTTTCCTCTTGGTATATCTGAGAGCTTACCTCTGCATTATGCAGTGCACGTTGCTGGGTATAAATGAAAATCGCACAAACAACCGAAAATGTTACCAGGACGGAAAATGCAATTCCTATAATTTTACTGCTTGGCATCTTTGTTATCCGGAGGTTTTTTCTCTATCGGTGGCGGCGGCAAAGAACCGCCTGGCAGCCATACTTTAAACCCTCGTTTTTTAGCAATAGCGCTTAAAATAGCCCACGATGGCTCGGCCAGGGCGCCGGCGATTGCGAAATATGCGACGCTCGCATTTCTGTCATAGCCTAAAGATTCTGGATCATTCCAGAAGAATCCTATTGAGCCAGAGAGGACTATAATAAGTATGGGCAAGAACTTACGAATCCAATGCAATGCTTTATGGTCACCAAGTTCATCGATGGTGGCTTTATCGAAAACGCGAGTATCAAGAACAACCGTTAGATAGGTGAAGAACAGCCAGGTGGCGATGGCGGGTATGTGCTCGAAGATAAAGTTCGAGACGGTTTCAAGCATATATTTTTCATGTGAACACGAAATCTAACCAACCATGGGCATGGACATGGTTGCGGAAAACACAGGTGAGCTTTGTATTGTCAGGTCCGGTGCCGACATGGATTACCTTTGCAAATACCCATGGTTCATTGGTCAGTGGATCTCCGACCGCGCTAAGACCAACCTTGAATGGCTTATATCCGGTAATCGTGATTGCCCCGTAACCAAGCGATGTTGCTATTGATTGGAAGTCGGCAAAGGATTGGGCCTTCTTGCTGTTTAGCTTAGTGACAACGTTCTGCCGGCGTTCAGTTATTGAGCCGGATATCCCAATGCAATCATCCGGTAATCCGAATAGGCTTTCCCATTCTGGGAGCATTTCGTCGGCCGTGGACGGAATAACCTCCAGTCCCAAGTCTGATAGCCTTAGGTCAATACGCGCCATTTCAGCAGCGCAAACCTCTAATAACTTAGATAGGTTAGACGTTTGTATTCTGGTCCATGCGAGACCAGGAGGAAGCAATTCTAGCAGTTGATTGCGATATCTTATGATTGTCGAATCAAGAAGCGAGGTATCGACGGATGTTTGCTCTGCGTCGAGTAATAACAATAATGTCATATGCCATAGCGCTTATTGAAATAAGTTTGCAGCTTCGCTTTTTCTGGAACGGTTAGCGTTCTAGGGACAAAGCCGCATTCAAAAACATCAACGCTTGCGCCGTTGCTCAATGTCCCGGTAGTAAGTCGAGCGCCAACCGTCAGTTTGCTGCTCGCGGAGCCAAGCGTATCAGTGCCAGATGCGACCTGTGTGTTGTTTTTGAAGCCAAAGAATGTATTGCCGGATACGCTGTACTCAGCGGAAGCCGCGAGCAATACGCCATTGATTGAGGTTGTATCTTCGACATTTTGGGCATCTATTCTAAAGCCAAGATTAGAAGATGGGTCCGTATATATCTCCATTCCGGAACTTTCTAATCTAGAAAATATCACCTGAGGGTCCGGGGACCCAACGCTACCAGCAGAGCATACAACCCAAAAGAATCCTTCGGCATTAGTGAACGCTCTACTTTCAAAACTCTGAAGGCATTCCGTGTTTGCAGACGTAAAATGCACCGCATTAAAACCAAAAGCGTTTGTCATCACCGGTCTATTTCCAGAAACGGTTTGCTCAAAATTCCAGCCATTCCCAGATATATCTGCCCAGCCGCTAACGCGACTGCTGGTTGTCGTTATGCCAGCATCCGACCTGCACCACATCGCTGGCGCCAAATCCTTTGGAGACCAGGGAGCAGTATCCGTCGTATAATATCTTACTCTCGCATAGTCGTTCAGCCTAGCGCGCTCCGTCTGAGAGATGGCCCGATTATAATATCCAGCCTCTAAAATAGTACAATCCGAATACTGGAATGCGCCCGGGACGCTGAGATTCCAGACCGCGCCCATGGTGGGCGCATCGCTTGTCAATAAATTATCAACAGGAGCCGATGTCGTAAACACAGAATAATTATCAATATACGAATTGAAATACTTAGATCCAGAAAGACCGGCTGTTAATAGTAGCAAGTGAATCTCGCCAGACCGACCGATGCTGTCGACCGATTCGCCAAGCTGCGCGTAGCATCCCAAAACGCTCCTTGGGTATGCACCAACAAAAACTGCCCCGGCATCATTACCAACATCAAAGAATTGACCGCCAGAATCCGCAATGTCCAATCTCGCTATCGCATAAACGGTTATTTCGGAGCTTCCCGGAGAGCGCGCTTCAAATGCGCGCATGAACTCCGTGCTCGCCTTAACAAACTGAACGCCTTTCACGGTCCTGCCTCCGGCAGTCACATTGATAAGGTCCGGCTGGTCCCCAGGAACCGTCTGTTCCATGTACCAACCATTGGGAGAGCTATCGCGCCATTGCTTTACCTGCACGCCAGAATCAAACACAATCCCGCTGTCAGCTCTATAATAAGCTATTGGGCGCATATCGAGCGGCGACCATGAATAATTGGGAACACCCTCGTTGAGGCCAGTGCTTCTCTTGGCCCATAATGAGTCGCCAACAACAGATACTGTCATTGGTTACCCCGTCAACGCCTGGAACCATCCAGAGTTATTGCCGCTAGCGATAGTCTTACTATCAAAAGTTGTGCTCAAGGCCACCGAGCATCCTGTGCTTAATACAAGACCCGTAGGGAATACCTTGCTCATCATTCCTCGAGCAGGAACCCTATATCTTCTAAATGGAGCCGTCGCATCAGCAGGAACCGTGGTCGAGTTGAAAATCATTAAGCAGAGGTCTTGGGTCGTGGCCGTTTCACTCAGCACTACTTCAATTTCTCTTAAAATGCATGCTGCATTAGAAATGACAGCGCTATAGACGGCGCTCGAGCCGCTGACATAGTTGGTCGTGATAGTCTTAAGCGTAACAGGGAGAGGGTTAGTAACAATACCAATGGGGTCGCCGTTGACATCGACAGGAGCAACGGCCTGGATGAAGCCATCGCCATTGTCGAAAATCTTAAAATTATCGCCAGAGGCGACAACGGCTCTTTTTACGGTACCTTCAGTTAATGGCATTTAATAATCTCCTAGGACGGCATGAAAACTTTACTAGTATAAAATTCATGGATCTTGTCTTCCGCTGCGCCAACCACAAACATTTTCCCGCCGTTTGGGCTAAAAACCAGTCCGGTCGGGGCAGAATAGGGGCTAAGATCGAAAGAATTTCCACTATAGGATCCTCCGGTCAAAATATAATTGGTCGGCAAGTTGTATTCGTAAACAATAAAACTTGTTCCGTCTACCACGAAAATTCTATCCCCATTGTTGCTAAATGCGATCCCTACCGGTGACGTGGACTGGGAACTAATAGTAAGACTCACGGAGTCATAGGTAGCGCCTGTAAGCACATATGGGGTTGGAAGGGTATATTGAAATATTTTTTGCGTAGATACGTCTGAAGCAACAAACATTTTTGTGCCCGTAGAATTGAAAACTACGCATCTCGGCCCCGTGGTCTGCGTGGTGAAATTAAAACTAACGCCATCATACGAGGACCCAGTCAATACCCATGGAGTAGATGTCGAATATTGAAATGCAGATGGCTGGTTAATTACAAAAAATTTGGTACCAGCAGCATTAAATACTATGTCTATCGGATTCGTGGCTTGAGCAGAAACGTTAAAGCTAATCGAGTCATAGGATGCTGAAGTTAGATTCCATGCCGTTGGCGTACTATATTGATAGACGCTGTCACTATTGCTGCCAATAATATAAAACTTTTTCCCATCGCTTTTAAATGCAAGACCATTGGCATTGGTTTCCTGACTGGAAATGGATAAACTACGCTTCGTATAGGTAGCGCCGACGATAACATTGCCAACATACTCCAGATTACCCGCTGAGCTTATTCGGGTACTAATTTGTGCATCAATGCCATCCTTAAGCTGGGTCGTTGATGAGCCCGGCGTTATGCCGTTCGACTCAATAACATTCAAAATATTTTCTTGGACGTCATTGCACCAAGTATCACTAACAATGGTCGCTGGTGGGCTCGGTGGATTGCCTACAGTAAAGCCGTCTTTGCCAGACCCAAATAGATTGGCGCTTACTGTTGCGCCAGTGATTCGTCTCATACGCTACCCGTCCATGTGATATTGAGCGCGTTATAAAGTCCATAGGCTCCAGGGTCTGCGCTCGTTGCTGGAGATGTAATTGTCGCGTCCTCGTCGAATTCTTGTGCGACATTTTCAAGAAGAATCATTTGTACAATGGCTCCAGGGATTGCTTTGGCTCGAAGATATCCAAGAATGCCCGCTTCAATAGCGTTGTGCTGAGACGCAAGAGCGTCTTGGATAGTTAGGTTTAGAGTCTGATAATTGGGTGCCCTAACAATGGCCGGGCTTCCGGTTATCGGAACCGCCATGAGGATAGGGCGTTTCAAATCTATATAGTTCTGAACAATTGTAATGAGCCCGCCGCTTGGCGTCCCAAGGTCAGCGGTCGCGATTACAATCGTGATATAGCCAACCTCTGGCTCTCCCGGGAACTCCCATGCTTTTGCCACTTCGGTTGATGCTTCGAGCGCCCAGTTTTCATAATCTCCGATGCCACCAGCTCTTGGGGGAGTACTGAGTTGTCGCTGCATGCGATTATAAAGCTGCTCACGAGTTTCCGCGTCGCCGCCACCGGATGCGATATAGGTGCCTTGGCTGTTAATGCCGGAGATTGGATTAACCAGCGTGAACGTGGTTCCGGCTTCCGCGTTACCGGCTGAGCCGGGATCTACCGCGGTAATGGCCACATTGACTGTAGTGCCAGCTATATTGGCATTAGCATTGGTAATGTAAGTGATGCCGGAGAGATTGATTATCTCGGTTCCCGCTGGAATCAACGTCGTATCTGTGCCGGTAAATGTAGCCGTTCCCGTCGCTGATACAGCATCGATATAAGGCGGGTCGATGGTTAGGTCGCTCCATTTGAGAAGCGTTTCTAAATCACTATCAGGCTGCGGCGGAGATTGTTTGCTGAAATAATTAATATATCCGTATAGGCCATGCATGCCACCTGGCACAACACGCGCGAGAACCGATTCAACGGTTCTACGCAGAACAGCATCCCCGCTATTTGTGCGGGACATCATGTCGGACTTGAATCTTCCGATTAAGTCCGAGAGTGTTGGTCGTGTAAATGGCATATTATAAAAGGAAGCGCCAAGGCCCTAGTTTTCTGGGTGAGGTTTCATTGGGTTTAGTAATTTCCACAGATATTCCAAGAATGCCAGGGGCCAACCTTTTAGCGTCCACAGACACAGAAGAGGCTACCCCGTCGCGCAACCACCATGCAAATGCCTCAGAGCAGTATTCTTTGGCTTTTTGTATCGTAGCGTCGATATCGGGGGCGCCCTCAAGAACCCATAATCGAGAGCCGATGGACGAATCTTGGTCATCTTGATCGCGATAAGGGTCTGCCCACCATCCTTGGCGATCGACACCAACCGGAATCTTATCAGCGTCAAGCGCACGACGGTTGGTGAATAAACTGATAATCGCCGCGGTCTCTAATGGGTCCGCCTCCGAATGACCGGAGCTTGTTATGACTAAGTCGGCCTCTTCAAGCTTATTTTTGTCGAACGCAAGTTTTAGCATTAGGTTGCTTTTGTTTTGGAGGCCGCCACAGATCCGGGCGCAGACATAGGCGAAGCTGGAGCGCCCGTTGAACTGCCGCCAGAAGTAACACCGGTATGCGTATGAGAATTAATATAGCTGCGGATATTACTCAGCTCGGTCGCCACCTTGGCAGCCAGCGCAACGAAGTCTGCTGCGTTCTTCTCGGCAATGTTTACAACGTCGCTTGCGTTTACGAAGAACTTGAATCCTGTCGCGTTGTATAGTCCGCCCTCTCCCGCTTGAATATTTGTCGGACGATGGTCTCGATAAGTCGCGCATATTGCAACTACGTTATCCTTTATTCCGGTCGGCGAAAGAGCGATTACTTCCGAGCCAACTGGTGGCCTGAAAGTAAGTCCGTACGGTTGGAAGTGCTCGACATCATCCCTAAGCTCATCTTTGAAAATCTCTATTTGAAGCGTCTGGCATTTTGGAGAATCATTGACAAGCGTAACGATTGCGCGACCAATCAAGTTTAGAATCCTGGCTTCTAGTTTCTGGAAGATTCTCATTGGTTTGGCGATGGCAAGGTTTTAAGTGGCGCCTTACGTTTTCTCTTTGGCACCGGCTCTAAAGTAAAAGCCTGGGGATGAGTCAGCTCAAGCTCTGTTATATAGCCACCGTCGGAGCCTTCTGGTCCGAATCTAAACCGAACCGAGACGATGATAAGTTCAGCCGGTTTATTTTTATCAACATCTCCGACCCTCAAACGTGAATCCAGCACAGAAACTAGCACGTTGGGTTTCCAAATGCCTTCGGCGTTTTTATAGTCGGAGACAAGCACGTTGATTCGCTCGCTCCTGCCCATTCTGCGGTTTTTTTCCCATATAGCGCGCGTTTTAAGATCTTTGAATCCATCCTGCCCACCGGAGACAACGACCAATGGTCGATACCTTCCGCGGTCAATCATCAGCTCATCCTGAACATCTCCAGTGAGATGAGCGGCAGGCCCGGCGAACGCATCGTTATTCCCAGCACGCTGGCCACGAAAGAAATAATCGCTATATCTTTCCTGCCAGCCCTCGGTACGCTGCGCGCTCAGAATATTGCCATTGATTCCGGACTGCAAAAGCGTCGAAGTTCTCTCCGTGCCAGCCTGCTTAAGCTCTAACTCGCCAGCATGATTACAAAGCGGGAATAGGCCACGGAGCCTTGCGGCTCTTCCGATGGCTTCGATAACTGTTTCTCCGGTATCGACAGAGAATCGCTCGAACTTATCGCCAAGCAATCCAGACTTAATATTTAGACTAATCCCAAATGGACTACATAAATCGGCACATATCTTATCAATCTTCTGATTTTTCCATTGGCCCGGCTTATGATGCGCCGAGCAATCAATCAGGTCTGCAGTCTTGCTTCTGCCCGTAATCTCTAATTCTTGAGTCTTATCGTTATAGCGGACCGTGCTCTCGTCTACATATCCGGATAGCACGGTTTCCCCATCAATGAGGATTTTGCATGCGTCGCCGGCCTCGATGGGCCACGCGTCGCCTTTGGGCGTCCAGCGGTCTGCATAGCGTATGGAAAAAGCATTCGCAGCTTGCTCCATGGAAAGATTGACTTCGCCGCTGATGAAGCCGCCATGAACGTTGCCGCCAACGCTCAATTCAACACGGCTAGGCATATAATATTTCTAGTTCTTTAAATGCTGGAACAAATCCAGGATGTTTAATTTTGTTTCTTCGTATAATT